TTATTTTAAGAAAGTAATATACATATTTATATGGCATACAAGGGCAAATTTACACCAAGAAATCCACAAAAATATCGTGGAGATTCAACAAATATCATTTATCGTTCAACCTGGGAATGCCGAGTGATGAATTGGCTAGATTCGAATGATACCATTCTTGAATGGGGTTCAGAAGAATTCTCAATACCATACAAATCTCCGGTAGATAACCGTGTTCACCGTTATTTTCCTGATTTTTACGTGAAAGTTAAGCAAAAAGATGATACAATAAGAGTGATGATTATCGAAGTAAAACCAGCAAAACAGACCAAACCACCCGAAAAAAAGAAAAAGGTCACAAAACAATATATTCAGGAAGTGGTTACCTGGGGTATAAACGAAGCAAAATGGAAAGCTGCCAACGAGTTCTGTCTTGACCGTGGCTGGTCATTTAAAGTATTAACAGAGTATGATTTAGGAATAAAATGATTAGATTGCATGTATTGTCGGTTCCACACACGGCATCGACAAAGGAGTATACGGTTTGCGCCTTTACTCAAAAAGTGATTAACTTTTGTAAAATGTATAAAGACATGGGAATGCATGTTATACATTATGGTCGTGAAGACTCAAATGTCATTTGCGATGAACATGTGACAGTGACAACACGTGCATTAAATGAAAAAGTATATGGTATTTATGACTGGAAGAACCAAGGATTAAAATACAATCAAGGTGATGAAGTTTTTACAACTTTTAATGATAATTGTATCAAAGAAATTGAAAAACGTAAACAACCACATGATATCATTTTATGTTTCTTTGGATTGGCACAAAAACCTGTCTGTGATGCACACTCAGATTTACTTTGTGTTGAACCCTCAATTGGTTATCCATCTTCTTTTGCACCATATAAGGTGTATGAATCATATGCTGTCATGCACGGACTCCAAGGTCCTGATAAAGTCGCCACGGCCGAGTATAAATTCTATGATGCATGTATACCTTCTGGATTCGACTTGAATGAATTTGAATTTAACGAAAGAAAAGAAGACTATTTCCTGATGTGTGGTCGCATCATATGGACAAAGGGTGTTGATATTGCCTCACAAGTGTGTGAACAGCTTGGTGTGAAGTTGATACTCAGGAACACCAGTTATCACTGTAGACTGGGGTGCATTTACTGAGACTGTTCAGCATGGTGTAACAGGTTTTCGTTGCCGTACATTTGAGCAGTTTGTTTGGGCGGCTAAAAACATCGACACTATCTCACCACATGCATGTCGTGAATGGGCTGAGAGTAACTACAACTTCAAAAAGATTGGTTTAATGTACAAAGAATACTTTGAATCAATCATCAATGTTTCAAAAGGCACAGGCTGGTACACAAAAAACACCGACCGTCTAGAGTTGGAGTGGCTCACAAAAACACAACCAGCAGAGCCAAAAACTTTCAAACAGATTCTAAATCAATACAATCGAATCAAAGACGGTAAAGTGCATTTTCTTCAGATTGGTGCCATGGACGGTGTGAAGCACGATGACCTATATCCCTATGTCATGAGTTATGATTGGACTGGTGTGCTTGTTGAACCTCTACCTGATATGTTTGAGAAACTGGTCGATAACTATTCCCTCAAAGATGGTTTGAAATTTGAAAACTCTGCTATTGCTCGGGAAAGCGTGGTGAAAATGTATAGAGTTCCTACTGAAAAAGTTGGAACGGATGGCATTCCAGACTGGGCGGAAGGTTGCTCCACTATGGTTCCAGATATTCATATCGAAGACATAGTTCCGCATATGGTTGAACAAGAGGTTCGTGGTATAACTATCAATCAACTGTATGAAAAATATGGTAACAAGTTCGACTTCATTCAAGTTGACACTGAGGGTTACGACTATGAAATATTCTTTCAGTTTCTGGAACAAGGATTCTCTGCTGATTTGATGAAGATCGAGATTGCACACATCACATACACTAAAACTGTGTGGATGCGTTGGAAACTAGAACAACTTGGATACAAGACTTTTATTGATGGGTATGATTTAATTGCTTTCCGGTTCTAGTATAAATACTGGATGGCTTCAACACTCACCCAACTCACTCAACAAAAGACGGCTCTGGACCAAGAATTCTTGTCCAGAAAATCTGTCACATGGTTACAGAACCAGATAAAAGACTTAAAGTCACCCATCGCTCTTGCTAGGGAAATTGCAAAAGAGAAAAGCCGTCAAGGTGGACAATTTCAAATGGGTGGTCTTTACCACTTTTTCTATGATCCTCTGAATTTTGAAAGCTGCCAAGAATTTCAAAGAATTTAGGCCTTGTTTGAAACGTTACTTGAATAGTCAGATAAAATCTAAAATTTTGACCGTTCAACCACCAGAATGGGAAACAGCATTGTTTCTTCCAACAGCAGTATTCAATGGTGCTACAGCATCAAAAGTTTATGCTGAATCGGTCACAAAAGCAAAAAGTAGGGTATACTAATGGCAGGCTCAATAGCAGATTTTAAAGCAAGTTTCAGTACAGACTTAGCACGACCAAGTAGGTTTGATGTAAACGTTCCTATTCCAATTGGTCTTTTACCATATAGGAGTATAGGTAGAACCCTCAATTTGCGTTGTGAAAACACTGAACTTCCTGGACGTTCAATCTCCACAACAACAATGAAAATCTATGGTGCTGAAGAAAAATATCCTTATCAGACAGTATATAATGATATAAGTCTTACATTTATTGTAAGTGATGATATGTCGGAGAAGAAATTTTTCGATGCATGGTTAAATTGGATTAATCCAACAATTAACTACAATATGAAATATAAAGCAGATTATGCTGTTCCACTCACAGTGAACCAATATGATGTTAAGAATGAATTGTCATATTCTGTATCGATGTTAGATGCATTTCCTATTGCGGTTAATCAACTGGATTTAGATTGGTCATCTGATGGTCATCATAAATTGACAGTTACCTTTGCATATACAAGCTGGAGAAATAATTCACTTGAAGCACTTGCAATGGAATTTCTTGAAACTTCTATTGCAAACTCATTGTTTGATTCAACGATAAGGACAGAATCTCTTTTTGGTAGAGATATGATACCACGACCGTTTGAAACAAGACAAGATTTTGAGAACCGTCAAGGATTCAATTTTGACCAATTTTGATTAGTATTATAAGAAAATGGAGATATAAATTATGGCTTTACCAAAAATCGATACACCGATTTATGACTTGGAATTACCGTTATCAAAAAAGAAAATTCGCTTCCGTCCTTTCCTCGTGAAAGAGCAGAAGAATCTTTTTATGGCAATGGAATCAGGAGAAAGAGAATCAATTGAACAGAATGTGAAACAAGTTCTAAACAACTGCACTGTCACAGAAGGTATAGATATCGAAAAACTTCCTGTTATTGATATCGAATATTACTTTCTGCAACTCCGTGCAAGGTCTGTTGGAGAAATTGTTGAAAACAAATACCGTTGTGATAACACAGTTGATGAAAAAGTTTGCGGTAATATCATGGAGACCCAACTAAATCTTCTTGATATCAAAGTAAGCGGTGTCGTAGAAGGTACGGATGTTATTCAACTGAACGAGAAAATTTCAATCAAGATGAAGTATCCGGAATTTTCTATTCTGAATAAATTATCTAATTTAACAAGTGTTTCAGATATCGCATTCGAAATGATTGCTGAGTCCGTTGAATACATTTATGATGGCGAACAGTTCTACTATGCAAAAGAAGTTGAGACAAAAGAAATTGTTGAATTTATTGAATCGTTGAATCAACAACAGTTTGCAAAGATTGAAGATTTCTTTGCGAATCTTCCAAAAATTGAGAAGACTATTGAAATGAAGTGTTCACGTTGCGGCTTTGAACACAAACTTGATGTTGAAGGACTAGAAAGTTTTTTCGGCTAACCTTTGGTCATGATAACTTGAAAAATTATTATCGTACTAATTTTTCATTAATGCAACATCACAAATACAGTCTTACGGAACTTGAGAACATGATACCGTGGGAACGTGATGTATATGTCGGTATGCTTATACAATATGTTGAGGAAGAAAATCAGAAGATAAAACAAAAGCTAAACGAGAGAAAGATTAGATGAACTACTACGATGCCGCCAAAATAAGAAAAAAAGGCTTCGCAAATTTAATGACAGACAAACTGACTTCAGGTCAGGGTGTAGTATCATCTTTCCGTGCACCAGCAATTCTTGGTAGACTCACAGGTAGAAGCAAAGAAGATATTGGTTACTTCACAGGTAAAAGAAGATATGAGCGTCAAAGTTCTGGTGGGCGCACAGGTGGTGGATACTGGGACAGATTTAATAATCCAAACATGGGCGGTTCAAAAAAAGCAACAGAAGTTCTTGAGAAGATTGTTTCTTTTATGGAAAAATCTTCAGAAGTCGATAAAGAAGAACAGGCCACATTGGACTCTCAAAGTGAGATGAATGAACTTGTGAAAAATCATTATCACAAAGAGGTGATGGATGTTTTCAATGAGGCGATAAAGAAAAAAAGAAAAGCCATGAAAGATATGGCTAAAGAAACAAAGAAACGGGAAGCTGAAGAAAAAGCTAAAGAAAAAACTGAACAAAAAAAGACTGAAACAAAGGTAGACACAAAGGCGGAAACACCTAAAACAGACGCTGCTGATGCCGCCAAGAAGGCTAAAGATGCGGCTGATGCCGCCAAGAAGGCTAAAGATGCCAAAGATGCGGCGGATGCCGCCAAAAAGGCCAAAGATGCCAAAGATGCGGCTGATGCCGCCAAAAAGGCCAAAGATGCCAAAGATGCGGCTGATGCCGCCAAAAAGGCCAAAGACACGGCAAAAGCAGTTGAAACTGCACCTCCTGCACTACCAACAGCGACTCCTGCACCACCAACTATTACACCGAAATTACCAATGGTTAAACCAGCAATAGAAGCCGCCAAGACTGCGGCTAAAGTTAGTGTGGGTGTTGCAGTGGGAACGGCAGCTTTGTTGGGTAAAGAGTCTTTGGCCAAAAATATTGCCAAATATGAGAGCACCGCTTCTGCTGGAAAATCTTTTGGTGGTGATGAATATAACGCATACAATAGAGGTACAAAAGATAATAAAATTCTTGGAGCAACTGCACCCGTTGATTTTAGTAAAATTACAATTTCAGAATATCTCAAACGATCAAAACTACCAATCGATGACCCCAACCGTTTATTTGCAGTCGGCAGGTATCAAATTATACCTAAAACGATGCAAGGTCTTATAAAACAATTGAAGATGGATCCAGATACCACTTACTTAACACCTACTGTGCAAGACTATTTGTTTTCTAAGGGGTTAATTGATATAAATCGTAAAAAAGTATCAGATTACATAGAAGGCAGAACTAATGGAATAGACGCAAGAAATGAAGCAATTTTACAACTCTCAAAAGAATTTGCTTCAGTTGGTGTACCCTTCGATACATATAGAATAGATAAGATTAAACAAAAAGATGGATCAATAAAAGAAGTGAGGATTGAATTAAAAAAAGGCTCATCGTATTATTCTGGTATTGGTGGTAATAAAGCACATAATCCACCAGAATTAGTTGCTGCCGCATTGGACGAGGATCGTGCAAAAAAACTAAAAATTTCTCCGGCTGAAATACCAAGGAATGTTGGTGAAGAAATGATTTCAAACTCCACACAAAATGCCGACATGAAAAAAGACGTATCACAATCTGGTGCAACAATATCACCAACTGTAATACAAAATAATGTTACGAATAAACAAAGAAATATCACAGTGCCCTCCGCACCATTAGAAGAACTAAACCCAAGAATGAGGCGTTAAAATGGACTACAGAGTAGCAAGTAATATCAGAGGTAAATCTCTTTCTTCACTGATGACAGATAAAATCGTATCAGGTGGTGGTGTTGGTTCAGCATTATCTGGTGCAATCTCAGATAAACTAAAAGCAAAGGCAACTGGTATCAAAGAGAAGTTTGATCCAATGAATATTGCCAGAGCAATGACTGGTGGCAGTAGACTTGCTCCAGCAATTCTTGGTAGACTCACTGGACGTTCACAATCCGATATTAATTATTTTGCTGGCGGTAAGAACCAAAAAAGTAGTTACACTCAAGTACCAACACAAATGACCACACCGGGGGAAGGTCTTGGTGGTTCCGCTGTTGAAGTTCTGAACAGAATGCTTTCATTCATGCAGAATTCACGTGAAGAAGATTTAAAGAGAAAAGATACCGCAAAACAATTTGTTGAAGAACAGAAGGTTGAAGAACAGCGTAGACACAATGAATTTCTAAAAGTATTGAAAGAGTATACTTCATTAGGTACCACAACCTTGGTTGGCAAAAAAGAAGACGAGGGTGGTGGACTTTTTGATTTTATTAAAAAAATGGTTGATGGTATGATTGATAAGTTTCTTTCACCATTTAAATGGCTAATGGATAATAAAACAATGCTTTTGAATATATTCAGATTATTTGGTGGTCCTTTAGCGGGAATGATAGTGGGTGGTGCCGCTATTGTTTGGTTAGCCGAACAATTAAAGGTTTATTTTAGAGAAAACGTTGCGGATATGAAAATAATAGGACCGACAGAAGCGGCAAACCTATTATTAAGTGGTAATCAAAAAAATATTGATAAATTTCCTGGTGGTGAAAAAGCGTTACGTGATATCATTGAAAACTCACCAAAACGTGCAACTGAAATATTAGCCAGAGGTGATAAAGCAGAAATTTTAGCGGCCGGCGGCGAAAAGAAATTGCGAGAAATTGAAAAAGACATTGTTGCACAACCTGCAAAACGTAATGCTTTGCAAGACATGAGTGAGTCTGTTACTCCTAGGGCCGTTTTTATCGAAAAAGGTAGAGGTACAAAAGCAACAAATGCTGCCAAGTGGGATAGAGAATTTGGACCTTATTATGATCCGGAAACAGGTAAAAGATTAGATTTATTAAATGTTCCTGGAGCTGAACCTGTTGCAACACAATCTGATGTTCGTAAAATAGATAATGCTGCCATGGCTACACCGGTGACACCAACACAATCCGATGTTCGCAAAATAGATAATGATGTAATGTCTACACCTGTTCCAGAAGTTCCAATTTCATCCAGAATGAATTCAGCCATAGATGAGAATCAAGATTTAAACCTGTCAAACAATACAGACACACAATCTTTTATTTCTCCTGTGGTGTCATCAACAACAAGCAGTGTTGATTTACCTGATAGGCCTATTCCTGCTACTGCACTTGTGCGGGACAAAACACCAATTTTAGATTACGTATTACAGAGCAGTATGTCGCCAGTATAAAAAAAAGGACCTTTCGGTCCTTTTTTATCAATCGTTGGCTAAACTTGTGAAGTAAGCCAAATCATCATCAACTACAGAAGCATCTTCCATTGCTGGTGCTGGTTTACGTGGCATTGCTCTTGCTTGCTCAACAGTTGTCTTTGCCGCAATAGGAGCACCATCGACACCCAGAAC